ATCATCAGCTAAAGCTTCTCTAAGGGGGGGTTCTATTGTTACTGTTGACGCATTACTAGAACTGGTTGCATCTTCAACAACCATATAAACTTTATCGTGAGCAAACTTAATAAAATCACCTGCTTTTAATCGCCCTGCTCCATCTCCTGAAAAGCCATCTATAGCTATAGTTGTATCAGCAACCGCATGAACACCATTCACCAACAAAGTGCCTGTTTCATTTCCCTGTGCGTTTAGATAGCTTGGAAAGGTAACTGTAAAATTATCTTTTCTGTTTCTCTGCTTCATAATAAAAGCCATCACTGGTGCAAAGTCTGACCTAGTCATGGGAGGATATGAAAGAGTAAAACTAAATCTTTGACCTTGCACTTGTCTTCTAAATGTCTTTCCGCTATCCGTTTCACTAAACAAAGTCTTTTGATTGCTCTTGATATTGATAGCTGTGAAATTTGTTTTTGGTATTGCTCCACTCATATTACTGCCATTCTACCCTTTTCGTTCATAGCACTATTAATAAGGTTTACGATAACACCCCTACTATTTACCAACAATTCATTGAAACCCCTAGCATCTACAGTATTGATATTGAAATTAACTGTGACTTGTTTCTCCATTCCTAGCTTGTCATTTGGTACTATTGTTCCCGCTTGGTCTGGTACAAAGAGTTCTGCACCTTTTTCACCTACTATACTTGCCCGACCTACTGGCGGTCTACCACCTTTTTCAAACCCTCTTATTTTATTTACTATTCCTGCTCCAAAGGCTAACGCACCCCCTACAGCCACCACATTAAATGGGAAGGGTATTGAAGCGAAAGTTTTCATAGCACCCTCATGTAAGCTAATTAAGGCTTTCTTGAGCGAACTTGCTTTAAACATTTTAAGAGAGCCATCCAAAGCATTTTTTATGGCTTCACCTATTAGCATATCCACCATTGACCGAACGACAAAAGTTCCTAAATCTTTAAAGTTTAGTTTTCCTGTCATTACAAAATCAGTAAGTGAATTTTTTAACCCTTCAAATGTTGATGCACCTATATCACGCATTTGTGTAAACATTTGTTTTTGAGAGTTTGCAACCTCCTTGAAACCCTTAGAAAAATTTGAAAACAAATCTTTGTCCATAGTCGGAAGTGCTGAAGCTGATAAGGCATCTTTAACAGCTTTCATTGCTTCTTCTCTAGCTTGTTTCAGCGTCATGGTTGCCTTGGTTTCATTTGCTATTTGCTTTGCTGTTTCCCCATGCGACGATGCTAAAGCTGTTTGAACTGCTTGAACTGCTGACGCTCTTGCTGTTTCTTCCTCTTTGAGTTTTTTTGTTGCTTTAAGTTGGTCTTGAATTTGTGTTATAATTTTTGCAACTGTTGCTTGTGCGCCCTCTCCATTTTCCATTGCTTTTTTTAATTTTAATTGAAATTCTTCAAAAGGTGGCACTAGCTCATTTTCTGCTGTTTCGGCAGTTTTGTTCAATTCTTTATTTAATTCCTTAATTGAACCATGAAAGGGCTTGCCTGTTAAACCTTCTTTAAAAATTTCTGCTAACCTTAAACCTATTCCGACCATACTGCTCATACTCGGTGAAAGCCCCTCAAATTCTTTTTTTGCCATAGCTATTGCTAGAACAATTGCTTTCCCTTTTTTCCCAAGCATTAAAAACCCAAGTAATCCTAGTTCTGGAATTGGTTGTGGAAAACTCTGGACAGTTCTTACTAAGTTTACAATTGAACCCCCTAAAAAAGCAAAAGTTGGTCTAAAAGCATCAATAACACCCGCACCAAAGAAAATAGTTTTCGTAGTAGCTGTAACTATTGCTTCGCCAACTGCTTCGGCTGATTTTTCTATACTTCCAAAATTTTTTACTAATGCTTCATCTAAAAGTTGTGCTGATATTTTTAATCCTTCAAATACCCCCGCATCCATTACACTTTGCTTGAAAATTCTTATTTTGTCACCAATCATAGAAACAACACCATCAAAGGTGTCTGCCATTACTTGACTTCCACCGACAAAGGATTTACTGCCAGTTTCAAAAATGTCTATTATGTGTTGCTTTGATTTTTCAGCACTTACTGCAACACCCGCTTCAAACCCTAGCATTTCTCTAACACCTCTTTCCCTAAAAAGGTCTGCGGAATTGATACCGCTAGAAAATGTTCTTTGTATTTGTTCTGCTGTTGTTTGAAAATCTAATCCAGATGCTACCGCTAAATCACCAGTAATTGCTAACAATCTATTCATTTCTTCAGCACTTTGCGAAACAACAGCTAAATTTCCCGCTCCTCTTTGTATTTCTTCAAGGCTAAAAGGTACTTTACTTGCAAATTCTGTCAGACCCCTAAAGGCTTTTTCACCCTCTCTAACATCGTCAAATAGAAACTTAAATCTAACTTGTAGTCTTTCCGTTTCCCTTGCAGTATCAAGAAAACTTTTTGCGACTAATGTGCCACCTATTCCTATAAGGGCAGTTTGTAAACTGAAAACAGATTGTTTGAGATTGTTAAGACCAGTAGACGCTGACTTCATAGCCTGTCTGGTCTTGTCCTTCGCTATAATGTCTATATTTACTTGTTTTGTTGCCACTTATCTGCTTGCCTTTGCTAGTCGTTGTTCTCGTTCTCTTTCGTCATGCTGGATTTGAAAGTAAGCAATCCACATATTAAATTCTTCAACAGACATTTGCAAGATTTCGGAAACTGTCTTATGTAACTTTTCGGCTAAACCAAATATGTTGTGTAATTCTACATCATTCTTCAGTTTTTTTTATAATCCTCAATATCTTCATTACCAGTTCCCATTATCTTTGTGGCAACGTCTGCAATTACGTTTGTGTCAGCTTTTGTTTTGAAGGCTAGAATATGCTTGGCGTTAAACATCTTTTCGCCATCTTTTGTTAAGGCTTTTTCAATGATAACGTCAATGAGTACAAGCAAATCGGTATTCGTAGCACCCTTGAAAATCTTTTGTTTCTCAAGCATATTAAAAGGCTTGGTATGAATAGCTTTATCGCCTGTCAAACCCCACTCTGGCACTTCAATAATCTGTGTGTCTAGCTGACTGAAATGGTCACGAATACCATCAAAGTAGTCAATGTTTTGGTCTGACATTAGACAGTTCCGATGGTTATTGCTCCATTGCCTTGTAAAGAAACAGTTCTGGTTGTCATGCCATCTAAAGTAACACCGACTGACATTCCAGTAACAATACCAGTACCGCTAAAACTTTCATCACCAGAATCATTACCCTCTGGCAAGAATACAAAGCTAAGACTTGAACCCTGTAACAATGAAGCTTGCTGTGAATTTTCTTCATTGTAGTTCATATCTATAGAAGCCGTGAATGTACCTCTGCCTGCTTTGAATGTTTTCGCTGTATCACCTAAAGATGTATCCTCAACAACATCGTGTGTTGTATCTAAAGTAAATCCAGTGACATTACCGATAGATGTACCGCCTACTGTCACAACTCCCTCTTTCCCATGATGCGTAGCCATTTAGACCTCCTTTTCTTCTGGTTCGGGTTTTTTGACTGCCTTTTTTACAGTCTTTTCATTTTCTAATTTATATCCCAATTTAACGTAATGGTCTATAAAATCTTGTGATATGGTAATTGTTTCATCACCCTTTTTCATTGTTATATCTTTTGCCATTATGCACTCCCTCTTGTAAATTCATACATTACCCTTGCTGTTATTCGTACACCGCCATAAGGATATATTGTACCCTCGTCTGTTGATGCGTCAATAATCTGGGTATCTATAGCATTACCATTTCTAGTTATATCAGTATCCAGCGTTTCTTCAACCACTTCTATTATTTGGTTTCTTACTGTGTCTATATTGGAGTCTGTACCCTTACCAAAAGCCACTATCAGAAAATCTATCGTTCCCCTGTATGTTCCCGCTCCTGTATCGCCTATACTAGAAACTTCCCTTGTTTCGTCACCAGATTGCACGAACAAAGCTGGGAACTGTGCGTCACTGAGTTCTTCTACTTCAAATGGTTCTCGTGTAATCTTTTTGAACTCAATAGGACTTGTCACCGCATCAAGCTTTGTGATTATGTCACCTGCTATGTTTTCTCTTTTGCTCATAACCGCATTTCTTTGAAATAAAAACTTGCAAACTCTGCTTTAAGTTTATCTTCTTCTTTATTTCCTATAGCAAAGAATGGTCTTGTAATACGTCTTTTACCTACCCCAAATGTGTCGTGAAAACTAGCTATCTTTGCTCTTTCCATGTTTGAGAAGAATAAAGTGCTTTTTAAACCGCCTGTTTTGAAATCTAAGCTACGAAACATCTTGCCTGTATCCGTTAGGTCTACGAATCCTGTTTGTCTACCCCTTTTTTTACGGCTTCTGACAGTGCCTTTAGCGTATGCCCTCATTTGACCCCCATCTGGTAGTTTGCCCCCCTGTGTACGCTTTGTAATCATAAGAACCGCCATATTAGAAACCCTGTTCAATGATTTCTGAATAACAGCTTTTTGTTTTCTGCCCATTCTTTTCAAAAGGTTGGTTACACCAATTGAATTAACGTCAACTTTTACGTCTACTGCCATTAGCGAACTAATCTCAAGTGGTGGATGGGTTCTTTCTCGCTATCGCTAACTGTACCGCCACCATCTTCATCGTATTCCACCCCATCCCTTAGAATAGCTTGAAATTCTTCTTCATACCTATCCTTGTAAAAATCAATCTGCACTTGAAATGCGTCTTTACCTTCTCCTGTGTCGGGGTCACGCCATTTTGTAAGAATAGGGTATACATATTTCCATAAGCATAAATAAACGACTGATTGTGTCCATTGTGAGTCTGTGAGTTTAGAACTATCCATTTCTACTGACGTTATCTTAGTTATGTCCTTATAGCGTACTGTGTGGCGGTATCTTTCCCACCATTCTTCTCTAACACGCCTAATTACATCATTTTCAGCAAATTGAAGTTGGTCTTCAAAAGTTGTTATACCGAAACCAAGAATATCTGGCTGTATTTTCTGTAAGCTAGTATTAGCAACATTAAATTCGTTTGTAGCCATTATTCAGCCTTTTTTGTTTCAGTTTTCTTTGTTTCTTTAGGTTTTTCTGCTTTTGGCTGTGGTGCGGGTTTGTTTACAAATTCTTTGAACCCCCTTAATTGATAAGTTGCTTTGTTGGCTTCGTAATCCGCTTTAAGCCGTTCAATAACCTTACCATTTCTTTCAAGTTTAATCATACTCATATTAATACCTCAAAAAAGAAGGGGTGGTTTCCCACCCCATAAGTTTTAGTTGATTACTGACTCGTTAAGCATTTCAATTCCATAAGAATCGTGCAGTTCACCAACTCCGTAGACGGCAGTAGCTACGATTTCATCTGCTCTTAATGAAGCATCTCTTTGAGTTTCAATTTTCAAGTCTTGCATCATTGCCAAACCTAAAGCGTCTTGTGAAAAGATACCACCCTTACAGTTATCTGTGTCGGTAGTTCCATCAACATTTGAAGATTCAAAAATCTGTACACCCGCAATAGTTCCGATGAATCCAGTCCTCATTGCTTCGTTTTGAAGGTCACCGCCATTTGGATTAACAAATGTATTTGTTAGTGACTTCTTTACGTTGTAGATAACTTTCGGATTGAATACACCATAATAAGGCATTGGAACATTAGCCTGTCTAAGTGTTGCAACAGCTTTGAAAATATTATCTATCGTCAATTCTGTTCCCCCACCGCCAATGCTTGTTGAGAACCCATCAAACAGAGCAATTAAATCTTGATCCATTTTTTTGGCAATAGCTTCACCGAATAATCTACCAATATCACCCGCAACGTTTCGTGATGCTGAATTTCTTGCTAAATCGGTTAAGGTTGTCATAATGCCTTGCTCTGATGCTGTGATAGTTACAGAACTAGGGTTCACGGCTGTATTTGACAAATCAGTTGCTTCGTTTACCGCTGATGCTGATACTGTTGCATAAATTGGTACTTCCACAGATTTACCACCACCCGCTATTGTGTAGTTTCTGACTAGGTTTCTCATTATTGACTGCTCGCTTGCCACGAACAATGCTTCTGCTACGATTTCGGTGTAGAGTTCCGAAATGGTGCTACTGGTTGTTTCATTTGCCATTTTTTACTCCTTTAAATAAAACAAATTAAGGGTTTGAGTTAATCACATAAGGCTTAGAATTTCTGTGCTTTCGATATTCAGCATACTTCTTCCTGTCCTCTGGATTGTTCATATTTAATTCACTGAGATTTAAAGGCTTATTCAGTTCTTGCCTATCCACATTTGACACTGAGCCAGAACCGCTAGGGGTTGCACTGACAAAGTGAGGGTTTTGTGTAAGAAACTCTTGCACTAATTCGTCTGTGGTCAAAAGTTCACCCGATTTACTATACCTCGCTATTCCATTTTTATCAAGAATTTCTACGTTACCACTTTCATTAAGTTGAATATTTGTTTTTAATAACTCAACTACTTGGTCTGGATTGATGGCTTTATTCCTAGATGCTGAAGATAATAACGACTTGTTTATCTTGATATCTCTAAGCTGACTTTCTAAGTTTTGTTTTTCTTTATTGAACTCTTGAGTTCTGGTTTTTAGTATTTCTTCAAACTCACCCTTTTGGATACGTTGCTTTTCTTCTGCATCCTTCTGTGACTTTACAGCTTGTTTAATGGTATCAAAGTCCTCAACACCAAGCTTTTTATACCAAATACCTCTTTCTTTGCCTAATCTCTTTCTAACGATTTCATTCATTTCGTCCTCTGTGAACATTACCTCGCTAGATGTTTCCTCTACTTGTGGTTCTTCTTGTTTTGTTTCAGTAGTCTGTTCTACTTGGGTTTCTTCAGCCATTGAATACTCCTATATATCCCAATCTGGGTTAGTTGGAATCCAAGTGTGTCTGCATCTATAGCCACCCCTTACTATAAATGGGTCACCAGTAGACTTCCCTTGCCACCCTTGATTATTCCAAATATCCCGAATTTCTTTTTCGGTTAATGTCTTGTTTAACATATTTCTACAAAAAGGTCTACTATCTCTTACTAATGTTCCTGTGTATGTATAATGGGTCAATCCCGCGTCTTTTGCTTTAGCTATTGTATACTGTCCATGAAACTGCATTACTGAATCATGTGCTATCTGGCTTGCGTAACGTCTTAGGTTATTACCCGCCCTGTCGCTTGCGTATTGTGTATGTAGCTTTCTAACAGCGTCTTCTATCTCTGCTTTTTTAGCGTTATCAAATTTATTTTCGTTTATAAAATCCACCAATTCATTTATTGCTGCTATGTTTGATTGCTTGTAGACTCCATTGATATGTGACCTAATATTGGTAACCATGTCTTCAAATGGTCTCCCCGCTATGGTGCTTTGGTAAACCTCATCGTTTATTACTTTTAGAAATCTTTCGGCTATATCTTCAAAACCACTGAATGATTGTGTTTTGAGAGCGTTTAAGGTTGTTAGGTCAACTTCCGTTAGTCTTTTAAACTTCTTAGGTATTGGCATTTCGCCAAATGTATCTAATACCTCTTTTGCAATCTTGTTATATTCTTCATTAATTATTATGTCGGCTTCATTTAGGAAGGTTGTTTCTATAAGGTTTCTGATAGTTGGCTGTAGCTGTATCGCTAATCTTTGTGAAACAAGCTTACCGCCTGTTGCCTTTGTGACTTCTCTAATAACGTCTTCTTCAAGCCTATAGAGTACGTCAATAATACGCTGTTCGTGTTGGTCTGCTAATTTATCTAATATTTTTGACATTACAGCGGAAAGTCTTTTTTCCATGCTTTGATTGACCAGAAAGCGGGTGATAAAGACTTCTGCCCTTTTACCTCTTTGAGTACACCCCCCATTCTAGCTAAAAATGATTTCTGTCTTGCGGGTATGTTTTTCTTTATAGTCATCCCCCTAGCACCAAATGTAACTTTATTTATCTTACCAGTAGATTGGTTTTTTACATAGACACCAAACTTTTTTCTTTTAGATTCCGCAGTTGATAATCTAAAGGGTTTGTTTAGCTTTACGTCTTTACCTCTATACTTCGCCATTACTTTCTTTTTCTTTTTGATGCTCGTCTAATAATATCTTTATCAAATGTGCCAGAACGACCCCTTTTGATTAGCTTGTTAACTCTTGCCATCGCCCATTGATTCATAGACATTCGGGGTCTGCTACCCGCTGACAGAAAAGCACCTTGACCCCTACGAAAAGAAGCCCTTAAATCTGCCATATTAAACAGCTTTGATTTCTTTGCTTTTGCTCTAAGTGTCGCTAATGTCTTTGCTGATAAGGGGTTTCTTCTTACTGCCATTATGCCCTGTTCCTTCTTCTCAATAATGCTCTAGGTATTCTTGCCCCCGCTTTATATAACGCACTTACTTGCTTCAATAAGCTTGCTCTAGCACTTCTTTTTGCACCTTTAAGACCAGATAGATATTTTTTCGGAATACCAGTTTTTTTATCTTTGGGAACTAGCCTACGTTTCTTCTTCTTCTTCAACTGTTTGTCCTTCTACTTCTGTGGTTGTGAATTGCCCTCTTACTGTTCTGGTAGCGTCTATTTCTTCATTTATTGATTTAATCATCTCACTATCATCAATTACTGCCTGTGCTATCTGCTTATCTAATTCCTTGTTGAATGTTTCTGATTTAATACCACTAGCTTTTGCCATCTGAAGATATTGAAGGTCATTTGCCCAATCTCTTATATCAAACGTATCTGGATAGTTTATAGAACCATCAAACTGTTTATCTTGCCACATTGCGAACAAAGACCATATCTGTTCTTCTGCGTTCTCAAGATAATCCGCTTTCTCTGACAATCGTGCGTTCAATAACTGAAATTCTGTTTGTAGAGCAATGCCACTAGCTATCTGTGTGCTAGTTGCCCTAACCGAACCCATGTGCGTTATTCTATCAATAGCGTCTACCTTGTTTTGAATGCATTTCATTATTCCATCTAGGTTCTGACCGCTTGGCTGTATGATGTAAGGTTTCAGACTTGCTTCTAGGTCTTCTGGTATCTCTATAATAGAACCAGCACCCGCACTAGCTTCAACATTAGGTGTTTTTACAAGGCTTGGATGGTTTGCTAATCTGATTAGCTGTTCTTTCTCTGAATAGTCGTTATAGATAGATTGCTGTAAATAGGCTACATCCGCAAGGTCACTAATCCCAATTGGTCTTTTAGCACCCCTTAGATTATAGACATTTACTGCGGGTATCTTTCCTATTGGGTTTGGTACATCCTCTAATAGCCTTGCATCCCCTTCTGTGTATTCTTCTGAATACTCCTCAACCTCATAAGTGCTTATTGTTTCTTCTGTAAATACTTTAATTATTGCTCTATCTGCGTTTATGTCCTCAACCACCATAAGCATATCAAGATAAAACCTACCACTGGCTGACCGTTTGTAATTCCAGTTCACAACGTTTTCTGGGGTGTAAATACTGATATAGGGTCTAATATCCTGTGCTAGTTCTTCTGCTCTTGTATTGGCGTTTGATTGTGGCTTATCAACAATGACCCAACAATTACCATATATGCTTGCGTTCATTTGTACTTCACGCATCACAGTATTGAATGAGCGACCATCTAAGTCAGCATCCATTAGAAAAGATTTTAACTGCTCATCGCCATCCAACGACCCATAATTTCTTGTTGGGGGAACACGCCAAAGAAAGCTTGTGTATATCTGAACGACATTCTTACAATGGTTATCAATAGGGGTATGTCTTATTCTAGCGTCATATTCTTCTGGTGACTCCAAAATATAGCGGTGAAGGTAATAGCCATTTTTATAATCATTACCACCCAAATAGCTACGAATATAAAATTCGAAATTAGCTATGTTTGAGTGCCATAAATCGTGTTTGCTTGTAAGTGTTTCCCTGTCCATTAACTCCACCTTTTAGGATGGCTTGGTGCAAAATTCCTTTTAAGTGGAAAATTATACTCTACTAAGTACCCTAGAGCATCATTCATATGGTCATATCCACTATTTTTGTCGGGAATATGCGTACCTTCCTTATATATTTGTCGTTCTATGCTTTTGATCGCATTTTTACAGGACTTAACAATAAATAAACTACTTTTACCATTTACGTTCTTTAACTTACTATTTACTGCGTTAATCCTATCCCTTACAAGAGGTGCTGTATTCTTACATCTTACATCAAATCCAGAATTTTTCAATATAGCTAAATCTGTCATACCTCCCGCAGACGTTTTTCTTTGTCTAGCACTTGGGTCAGGGTATACAACTATCTGCTTGTTCTTATATCTGGTTTTAATCTCATCGCTCATTTCATTCGTATTACTGCTATATATTTGTATCTCATCTATGACAAAAATTCTATCATTTTCTATAACGCATACAACAGCACTCATTGGGTCAACATTGAAGTCTAACCCTATGTGTAATATGCCACTATTCTTGCTGTACTTCTCCACAATGTTTTTATCTCGACTAAAGTTATAGTAAATCATTCCAGAATAATTAACGAAAGTAGCTTCATACTCTTGTTGAAACGTTCTAAGGTCTAGGTCTTGCTTTGCTTGTTCTATCTCGTCTTCTGATACCTGTTCGCCCTCAAGTGTGGTGTATTGAAAGCTTTTCCAGTCCTTATTAGTTTCACCCATCTTGTATAATTCATAAGACCAGTTGCCAAACCCCCTAGGACTGCCACAGAATAAAGCGTGTCCTTTTGTATCTGATAATGTAGGTCTTAGCACCTCGTACCATGTTTCTTTTGAGATATCTGCGAACTCATCCATTACCAAACCATGTAAGCCAACACCCCTTAATGAGTTTTCGTTATCGCTACCCCTTAAAGTTATCTGGCTGTTGTTTTTAAGCGTTATAGTCAAATCGCTGTGGTTTATGCTTTTAACCCACTTGTGTTGTATCATCTTTTCTTTGAGAACACTCCAACAGATAGCTTTAGCCTGTCTATAGCTAGGTGCAACATACCAGACCTTTTTATTAGGCTGACTTGCAAACTTAGCTAATTCATTTATGGCTAGATATGTTTTACCGAACCTACGCCCTGTAATAAGAACCCTAAATCGTGCGTCATCTTTAATTACTTTCTTTTGCGGTGCTGTTAAGGGCATTACTTACGACCCCTGTTTAATTTAACAGACCGCACCCTTAAATTTTTTATTCTGTTATCTCTGGGGTTTCCGTTTTTGTGGTCAATATCTTTTCCATGAATTGCTTTAGAACCTCTTAATTTTTTCATTATAGCTCTTGCTTTATTTCTGCTAGCACGATTTTTCTTTTGTTTTGGTTTTGAATGATATTCTTTATATTCTTTTTTATAGTTTCTCATTAGTCTGCTGACCACACCAGCGGTTCATCCAGCTCGGTTGTTTCTATCTTGTCTTGCTGACCTAACATATTCTTTCCTAGAAATATCTGCATGGTTACATTGCCTTTTTCTGCTGATTTCCATTGAAGCTGTCTTAGTCTTATACGCTGTTCTGCCCTTCCTTTTGTCAGAAAAACCGAATAACTCTTTTCAAGAAGGTCTGGTGAACACCCAAAAAAGTCTGCCATTTCTTTATTCGTGCAACCTAAAGACGCTAATTTTTGTACTTGTTTTGTATCAATATTATACTTCTTCGGCCGTGCCATCCTATTTATACCCTGTAGTCAGGTGGTGTGGCAAAAAGCACATAATCCTCTAATTATACCCACTCAATGCCACTTTTTATATTTACCTAATATTAAAGAATAAATCTACTCAATTTTTTATCCTGTACATTCACCGCCATCGGCTTGACACAAAAGACCATGGGTGTCAAATATCCAATCACCTTGCTTTTGAACAAAGTCTCCGATTTCCTCATACGTTCTTGTTTTGTGGAATTGTCGATATCTTTTGTTTTTACCATGTTTTAATTTTTCTAACTCACTCCACCATTTTGCTCTCTCTGGGTGCATCTTCCACAAGATAGAAATTGTTTTTTCGCTTTTTAGAAAACAACCATCACAATTTCCAAAACCTTTTGTCACCTTTAAATCAAAAGATTGCTTTTTCCAAAAATCTAAAATATCATTTTCAGTTACTTGCGCTGATATCAATGGAAACCAGTTTACATATTGTTTTTGTATTGACTGTTTAGCTCTATGGTTTTCATCTACTCTTATGCCCACTGTGTTTGTCCATTTTTTCCAATCTAATGCTTTTAAAAACCTAATTATTGTTCTTATTTTTAATTCAACAGTACAGAACCTTTGTAGCGCATCTGGAAGTGTTTGTTTTACAGCAACTAATTTTTCAAATGGCTCTCCATTTCTTGAAGCTGAATTGTGTGAAACCTCTTGAAAACTATATTTATTTTTTTGTGATACTTTTAAGCTATCAAACTCTAACCAATTTATTTTTATATTCCATTCATCACTACATCTTTGAACAAAATCATAAGTTTCTGGCATCTCTCGCCCTGTATTTGCAAAAACAACTTTAACGTTTTCGTTTAAGCCGTTGTTAGCTTCTAATATTTTATAGAGCATAAATGCACTTGTTCTACCACCGCTAAAACTTATCAAAACGTTTCCATCTGGTAACTTATAATTATCATTTATCATTAAAATTTTTCTTATTTTCTTTACGATGCTTGTTGGCAAGTTTTTTCATTATCTCGACTGTCTTCTTTTTAAATACCCTAGTGTTCCGTTGTCCTGTGTCGGGAACTATAGGCTTAAGTGCAAATATTTTTTCGAAATCTTTATCCATTATATCCATCCTATTGTTGGTGATTCAATATTACCTTTTGACCAAATGAACCATGCTAGTGCTAACATACCACCGCTGTAAGCTTCGCCATTTTTCATTAGTGCCTGTCTTTGACTGAATACCCATACTTTTTCTGGTGGGTATCTCTTGAAGAAATCTCGCCTTGCTACGCCTTCCAGAAAGCTTAGTTTGAGAAGTAAAGCCACTTTGTGCCTAGCTAGTTCTACAGCCTTTTCAGCAAACTCTAATGCGTTCTTGAATGGGGGGTTTGTAATTATGTTGTCGTGCTTTTGTGTTTCCATAAGAAAGTCGATGCGGGGTGTTCCATATCCTCTATGTACTAAGTCACTTGAAAAAACATTATACCCATTTTTAATAAGAACTTTTGATATATGCCCTTGACCGCAACAGGGTTCATAAATGTCACCTCTAAAACTTGTAACCCTCAAAAGGCTTTCTGTTGACTCCTGTGGTGTTGCATAGAAATCATTTTTTTCCCTATTGTCACCAAACCCTATTATTTTCTGTGCTTTACTCATGGCAAATCCCAATAATAGTCTATCCTACTTCGACAATTTTTTTTTGTAGAAATAGGGTCACGAACTTGATTAATTTCTTTGGCTAATGCTAAACATTCAGCATGATTGTCAAAGACTAGGCGGTGTACCAAAACTTTAGGGTTTTCTATATCTGTGATAGTTATCAGATACATGGTAAAGGTTATGACCTCTAACATTATAACCATCCCCGCAAATCCAGATACTTTTCGGCTTGCTCTTTTGTAAACTCACCCTCTGCTATTGCTCTTTGAACATCCCCTGTATGATGCCTAGCTGTAGAAACAACGTAACCTTTGACAGTTTCGGTTTGCACACACTCCTTAAACTGCTTAAGTCTGAAGGGGTACATATCAACCTTTTCTGTGCTTATTGCTTTTGGTTGTTCGTCCTCATACTTCTTAGCGGATAGCCAAAAGGCGGGTTGCTTTGCGAATTGCTTATCTTCTACTGACTTGTAATATTTATTATACATATCAGCTAGTTCTTCTGGCTTTTCTATCCATTTGTCTTCTAGCTTCATGTAATTGCGTTCCGCAGTGCCTTTAGATACCTTATTCGCTATTTTCTCCCAAAATTTCAAAAATAAGGGGGCATAACTTACTTTGGTTTGTTTAGTGGTAGGGGTAGGGGTAGTGGTAGGGGGGTTTTGGCTAGGTTCTATGCTAGGTTTTTTTGGTCTACCACCAAGCTTACCATTCTCCTTAGATGCTTCCATACGCCTTGAAATATATAGATATTCTTGAAGTTGCCTTTCGTTTTGATAGTGGTCATTAACTAAAACAAAAAATTCTTTGATGACATTATCACAGCTTTTTTTCTCATTATCTGTAAAACAATTAGCTATCCTGTATTGTGTGTTAGAGTCGTTTGGTATCCCAGCACAGCGTTTATTCCAGTTGTAACATAGCAACCGAATATAAATGCCGACTTCCTCATTAGTATTCGCAATAGTTCCCGAAATAAAATCGTCTGTGAATAAATACCATGCTTTAAGTTTTTCTTTTGGTTTTGAATTTTCATAAATAATCATCTTGAACTCCAATTTAGTTTATTGTAACCCCTCTAAGCGTAAACCTAAAGGGGTTTTTTGGTTAATATCCCCACACTTCTTTTCTAGCGTTTAGAACTGTCTGCTCTTTCCAAATCCAGTTATCGGGGTTTGGAACTAAAGTATTCCTAACGTCATCTGGGTTATCTACTGTTTTTAGGTAATTACCCATAACTTTCAGAATATGCTTACATATCCGCATAGGCTCCCCATAATCATCTAGAGACATCGCAATAAATTCAGCATCCTTAGTTTTTGTAGGGTTCTTCAGATACCACAGGATTTGCTTGGCATTTGTCGCTTTGTTATAGATGGATTGTTGCATTGCATGGGAAATACTAACCCTCTGCGGTAAGTTTTTAGACGTTTTCAAATCAATATAAAAATCCTCTTTCGTCTTTTTATCTTCAAAATGAAAATCTGTGTATCCCACAAAAGGTATGGTATCTATTTCTATTTCTACCTTCTTCTGGTAGGTCAACAGATTCCATGTATACGCATATTTCTGAAACTCCTTAGTTCCTAGCTGTAAAAGTGGCACTAAGTTATTTCTTTCATCGTCTACTTTAGGGTCATTTATCCTTGAGCAATTAACATTAAATTCAGCCACCATCTTTTCTGTGGCTTCTTCTAAGGATAGTCCATTAAGAACCATATTTATACCACTCTCCACAGATTGCCCTCTGACGGCTGCTGCACTTGTAGGGAACTCATACCCGAATATTCGCCTTAACGCCCATCTTTCCCGATAAAAAGCGAACTCATTAAGATGACTAAAGGATAAAGGCAACAAATTAAACTTTTCAAAATGCTCCCTCATATCGACTCCATGTACTCTTTAGTTTTCTTTTTATTTTTATTTATTTGAGCATAGAGAAGAACACATTCTGCATACACATTACTGTCTTGACCAAACCTTGTTACATACTCATGGAGAGCATCCAGTAGGTTATCCATGACCCTTATTTCGTCTGAATGTCTGGATAAACCTTGTTCTTTCTGCTTGTCTATCTTTCTTTGAATTTCAAACTCAAGAAAGGTCTTTGAATTATCATAATCAACCATTGCTTTTCTCCTTCGCTAGTTCGTATTCAGCAAAGGTTTTGCCATCAACTGTTTTGTTGTGAGTGATTATGTTGTAACCCTCTTGTCTTAACTCAAATATAACGGCACTTAATCTAAAAGAACCGAATTGATATAAAGCTTCCAATGGGGTTATTTTGTTTCCTATCTCTAGGTACTCTAGGATATTTTCCTTTTGTGATTTTTTTGACATTTTAACTCCTTTCTATAAGTTATGTCGCATTTGCTCGCGTTCATTGACCACCTTCGTGCGTAGATCGTCCCTAAACGCGCGGAAAGACTCAAACCTTATCTTGGCTCTGTTTCTCCGCTTTAAGGTTTCACAATATCTATTTGTAAAATCCTTAAACTTTTCATGGTTATAAATTAAACCATCTAATTCCTTCATATTCTTATACATTTTTTGTCTGGAAAACTGAAGTGTCAATTCTGCAACAATCATCTTTTCCTCTTTTTTCATAAGCTCTACGGCTGTGTCTAAGTCAGCAAATATCATCCCAAGTTCTTCTTGTTGATGGGATATTTTATGGGGGTCAAATTGTAGTGAATAAATATCGGTCATTTGATGCACTCTGAGTAGGTAATCATATAACCCATTTTGTCTTTATATGAGTCGTGATGCTTTGGATTAGCCTTAAGTCTCACTGTCTTTTGCCAATCGTTACACAATGCCACCTGATGCGGTTTTACTTCTATTCCAAGAATAACCGACCATCCTTTCGCTATTTCCTCATGGTTCGTTTTGATATCGCCATAGTTTTTGCCACGATTTTTTATAATCCTCACCACTTCTTTGCATAATTTTTCACCAATCATCTGGGTTTCCTTTTTTCCATTCAATTCGCTCTAATAAATCTTTTTTCCACTGCTCATTTAATTCCTTGTCCGAATGTCCTAAAGTGTGGCACTTGCGACACAAGGCATAAAGGTTATTAATTTTGTTGAGCCTGTTGTTTTTGACCCCACCCATGCCCTTCGGTATTAGGTGATGTATGTCCACCGCCACTTCTTTATTGCAATTCCAACAAATAGGGATATCGTTTTCGTGATACCCCCAAAAGTCGGCAAAGAGCTTCTTATAGTTCTTTAAGGTTTTCATTAAATGCCCTTACAGCGTTTTTAGTAAGTTCCTCAATATCATTTACCGAAAAGTGACCAGAACCCATAGACCTTCCAACAACACCAGTTACGAATATATCTAACCGCTGTGTATCCCCTTTATTGAAGCCACCATTAGGCTGTTTAGGTGTAAAGGTATTATTAGCCTGTGCAACTGGCATTGTCTGTGCGGGGGATTGCGGTGCTTGTTGAGGTTGATACGACTCCTGTCCGTTATCTGGCATTGATGCTACTTCAACGTCTTTTATATTGGTGTATTGATTACCATTAGCTGACGTTTTCGTATTAATAACTGTATAGTTTATCGCATCACCCTTCTGTGGCATAGGGTTCATAACTGTACCCCTGTAATAAAGCCTAGTACCATCTATCAAATCTATAGAGTAGTTTGGTACTCCATCTTTTGTATTATCGAATATTTTATCTATTATCATTTTATTTTCCTTATTATTTATTGATTACGTTATAACCCCGACCCTCTAAACACCTATTAACAAAATCCTTTCTGGTATTTGCTTTAGGACTAAGCCATAACACTCGCCACCTTAGATTATTATAGACCGCTTTGCTCTTATCCCAAACATAGCTCGTCTGGTCTTTTACTAAGCTTTTACAAGTATAATAATCATCGTGGAATCGGTTCATATCGCCTTTGATATTTGCCGATGATTTTCCTCTACTATCAACTATTGGCATGGTTGAACACCCACCAATAACAAGTGCTGACAATAAAGTGAAAATTAGTTTTGATTTTTTCATGCGAACTCCAATTCATTTAAAAACCTATTCTATTTTTTGGGTTATGTCTACGCAAAACCTATAATTAGAAAAATCATAATTAAAAACGCTGCATCAAATACAATTTCTAAAAATTTATTCATCTTTTATCTGCTCCAAACTTTTCTATTTTATTTTTCATTAGCTTTTGCAAAACCAACTGGTCTAAATGTTTTTTAACTGAGAAGTACAACGTAAGTTCTGCTTGTACCCCATTCTGTATTAAATCGTCTGTGTTGGTTTCTCTCGCTTTGGTAACAATCTCACAATATTCTTTAACCAAGCCGTAATGTTTAGCTACTGACATGTTAAGGACTCTTACGTTAAAAAGCGTTTTGTTCCCTATTTTTGTTGGTTGTTCAATCATTTTCTATTCCCCCTGTAGGTTTGTCCAAGTTTATTATAACCGCCTTTAGTGTCTACGCTCATTACTTCCCTGTGCTTCCACCCAAAAGGAAAATGGTCTGTAAATTCTGGCGGTATGCAAATCAAATGATACTGGTTAGCTGTATCAACCATGAATTTTGCGGGTGGATATATCTCTATTCCTAGCCATTCATCGCCAAGCAAGTTTTCCATGATTGACATTTTATCAGACCATTTGATGTTATCACCCTTGTCCTTGCGTTTGATACTTAACCACACACACTTGCCTTTTAGTTCTTCTGTGTGTACTAACTCATCCGCTGATTTACCTTCATATTTGTTTACTGCAAAAATGCTATTTTCAAAAATGACTCCATCCATTTCTTTCAAGGCTACGTCTACTGAACAATCTCGTATGTGCTGTAAATCATAGTCTTGACCATTGTCGATATACCAATCTCTTACAGCTTTGACTCTTTGCTCAACAAAATCTTTTGGCAAGGTGACATTACCCATATTGATAAGGTCACCCCCTTTTACTTTAGCTTTCATCACTTCACCTCGTTTTTGCTGTTGGTGTTATTCATCTTGATAGCGTGTCTTAGTATTCTATCCCTCTGTGATTTTTTGCATTTGGATATTACAGCTAAGACATTGATTGCGTGTTGCTGAACTTCTTCCTGTGAAAAAGTATGATTGCGGTTTATTTTAACCTCAAAGTTTTTTGCAATAAGGTCATCTGTAAAGCCCTCTCTTTTGAGTGCTTGCACTTCAGCGGTGGTGATTATCTGTTTCATTTGAACTCCAATTATTATTATTATTAGTATCAATAACCTAGATTATAAGCTAGGTTTATTTGATTGTCAACAACAAAAATGAAAAAATATTGTGATTTGGTGTTTTTTTTGATATTTTTATGATATTCCTCCTACGTTCAGCGGAATATACAAATGAACTCCAATTGATTTGTATAAATAGGGGGTAAATTTTATAACTTAAATGGGTGCAATCTCATTAGAATTTAGACTTTACCCCTTATGACTAAAGAATCAGACATACAAATAGCCTGTAATGATTACCTAAATTATCTGTGTAAATACTATCACTTTCGCCATTT